GACTTTGAATCCGAATAGGCGGGCTCTTCGGGAATGGTGACGGCGCAACGAACGGCGATTGGAACTTCCACAATCTTGGTCACGATGCGCAGCTCTGGGTCGGTCGTGGCGCACCCGGCGAGGATGAGGCAGGCGAGAATGGGGCGGATCATCGAGCCATGCTCCCGATCAGGTCTTCTGCGCTCTTGCACTGGTCGGCGCCCGACTTCGCAGCCATGAGAGCGCCTATCCGTTGATTTGCCGCGACAGTGGCCTTGCGGGCTTCCGTGACGGCCTTCGCTGCTGCTTCCGCCCGCTGGGCGCTCTCAGCCTTCCAAGCGGCCACAGCGGCGTTCTGGGATGTTATGGCGTCGTCGATGGTTTTGACGTTCGCCTGGCATTGGTTGAGCCGAGCGCGCCAGCCGATCACGGGATCGTTGATCGCCCGGTCAGCCTTCGCCTTCTCCCGCGCCGCGCCCTGAGTTACCCCGTGATGGTGAACGCCCGCCAGCAGGGCTAGGACGGCCAGCGCAGCCACTATCCAGCGGCCTACGGGTCCGGTGATGAAGCCGAGGAGCGCGTTCATCCGCCGACCACCATCCGAGCGACCCACAGAGCCCCGGTAATAGCCAATAGCGAGACGACGCCAGCGCCGACCAGAACGCCGCCGATGACGCACAGGTCCGCCCCCGTGAAGCGGTGAGGGTCGCGCCAGTTCACAGCAGCACCGCCTTTGCCGCCTTGGTCGCAGCGATGCGTTCAGCGAGGCCCATAAGACCCCCGTTCACCTTGCGCGTCACGCCTTCCACATCATCGGCGCGAGCTGGCCCGATGCAGCCGTGCCGGGCGAAGAAGTTTGCCGCCGCATATGCGCTGGCCTGAATGTCCGTCCGCAGGATGTCGGGATCGTCTTCGTGGCCCGCCTCCCGATAATTGGCGCGGCCCGTGATCTGCTTCACCCCGCCGCCCCGAAACCGCCAGCCGTCACCGGGTTCAGTGTTGCCGAGGTTCTTGCGTCCCCACTCCCCGCCGTAAAGGATGTTGGCAAGCGCGTTCTGATTGGCAGGCTGGCCCGGCTTGCGACCGAACTTGTCGCAGTCCGCCGCGCTGATACGATGGCGCCCGAACAGCTTAAGCAGGGCCTCCGACGAATAGTTGAGGCTTTCGGAGAGCCTGGAAAAGCCCGCGCTCTCGACGTGCATTTGCCCCAGCCAGTGAGCGAGAGCGAGGCGATCTGCAATCCCGCTCTTTGATGCAGCGGCTTCCAGCGCGGCAACTGTGCCGGGCAGAGCGCGAGGGGCGAAGGCGGCGAACTTGGTCGGATTGATCAGGCTCATTTGCACTCCTCAATGTAGCGGAAAAGCGTTGAATCGTCACGGGTTTTGTGGGATTTTGGGGCGTTGCGGCGGCGTGGAAGGACACGCGTATTTCATTTGGGAGCCGGTGATATTGGCGACTTGACGGCCCGACGCCTGCGCAGGTGACGGACGGCTAGGGAACTACCGGAACAGGAAGCCTGACTTTCCCAGAGACTCCGGCAGCCGGTATCGAGCCCGGCCCGCAACACCCACTACCCCGGAGGCCCCTTCCTACAGGCCGCCGCCCACTTCACCGGAGGGGATATGAGCGAGAACAAAGAACTGAAGGCCATGACTGACGCCATGTTTGCGCTGCGAATGAACCTTGCAGGGCACACATCCTATTCAGGGACGGCCAGCAAAATCGACAAGGGATGGGCGGAGTTTGTCATCGACCGTCTGGCGATGTTGGGAATGAAGGTGGTTGTCGACGAGAACTTCAAGCCGCAGTTTGGAAATCAACAGGCCGCGAACCGCAGCGCATCGTCGTATCCATACAAGTTCTGCCCCTAACCCCCACCCGCTCCCGTAGCCTTAGGCTCCACAATCTCGGTTGTCGTTGTAGTCGTCACCGTGGCGACAGGCTCGTCATCGTCCTTCGATACGTCGGCCTTGAACCCGTCTTTGCCGCCCGACACGCCCAGCTTCATGCCCGTGATGCAGACCAGCGCCACCAGAACCATGAGAGCCGCCGCAAGCTGGCCCTGCCCCAGCAATTCAAGCTGCAACGGCGCCGCAGAAGCAGGCCACGGCCCCTGCCAGATCACAGCCCCGTAAGCCATGAACACCAGCGTTAAAGCCATGCCCGCGCCTGTTTGAGCCCAGAACCGGAGAGACCCGGCGAGGAGCATTGCCTTCCAGATGCGGGAGATCATTCATCCTCCACGGTCACAAGCCCTGACCATCCGATAATCCGCGCGTTCAGCCCTTCGCCAATCCACAGAGGCGATGCTACGCTGTGAACCGGGAACACATTGCCGTCCGCGTGGATCATGCGGAACTTCATGTTGAACGATCTCCGCTCCAGCACAGAGCGTTCCCATTCGACGCGAACCCGTTCAGTGTCTTCAGGATAGATGACAACCGACCAGCCCCAGCCGTTAAGCTCCGCGAGAGAGCGTCCGGTGATCTGCTGATAGGCGGGACTTGCCCAATAGCAATGACCGGCGGGGTCGGTTTCATAAACCGCAGCGGCTTGATCCATCGCCAGCATGACGAGATCAACACGCCCGCCCATGCGAACCTGGAACTCCTCAATCCGCGTGATGGCGTCTCTCAACGATGAGCCGCCGTTGGTTTTCAATTCCGCGAGAACGGCCTTGCCCAGCTTTTCCGCCCGCGCACCGGCAAGAAACGGATGGGCAATTGCAGCCGCTACAGCGTCCCGCCAGCGGCCTAGCGCCGTGAGCGGCCCCTTGCCAGCCAGCAGGACAATCAAGGCCCCACCGGCTATCCCGAACGCCGACCAGTCCTGAACGAACTTCAGAACGTCAGCGAATATCGCCCCTGCCACGCTTGCTACTCAGCGCGCGGATTAAGAGCGCCACGCCACCGAACAGGCAAACGAGCGAGATAAAGGCCACGACGGAAGACATGGCCGCCTCCGGCTATGAATAGCGCGGCGAGCTGGCCGCAATACAGCGTGTTGACCTTGATCGCGTAAACCCGCCGGGCGTGGTTTGAGAAGTCCTCTGTTAGCCAGTATCCGGCATGGAGCGAAAGCTGGATAACGAACATGACCGCCAGCGCCAGCGCCCATTTTGCCCGCGTGGCAGTGTAAGCTCCCAGAAACAGCGCCGCGCAAATGACGTCCTGCACAGGGTTCCCCGCTTGTGACCACGGCGGCGGAACCCACATGCGAATCAGCACGGAAAGAGACGCGAACAGCATCACCACCGTCGCCGCCGTGAAAACGTCGCTTGCGGCCCTGTCCAGACCGTAGGCCAGCCAGCATGTGAAAAACACACCCAGCGTCATCGTTAGATAGATGGCCGAAAGCTGCGTCACGGGCGCGGGTCTTCTTCCGGGTCGGGCTTGTCTTCCGGACCAGACCGGCTGAGATCAGGCGAGCCGACCGACGCCGAAAGCTGCGTCCGCAGGGCTTCCAACGCCCGGTGAGCCTTGCGGGTTTTGACTTGGGCCACGTCAATCAGATCAACCGTCGTCGCCAGCCCTTCGGTTTCCGCCAGCTTCCGCGCTTCGGCAAGTTCATGCTCAATCTGCCGAATGCAGAACTCGACTACCGCAGCCCCGCCTATCGCCCTGTCTCTCAAGTCCATGAAGTAGCTCCCGCCTGTTGCTGTAAACGACGTTGACCCTAAGCCGGGACGACGCTACCCGACCCATCGCAGATATACCACGCCGACGTGTCAGCCGAACTACTTGCGACCATCAATCTGTTGTTCGTCGAATCCCACGTCATGCGCCCGATCCGCTTTCCAACCGTGTTGATAGAGTTGGTCTTGTCCGCGATTTGGGCCGCCGTGCGGTTGATGAGCTGGTTAGCCCCCCACGTCGTTCCGCCCGTGTTCGTGAAGAACATGCCTTCAAGCGTTGACGCGTTTTCCACGGTGACGCGAACCGTCCGCAGGCCCGTGCCGAAGATGTCCGGCAGGGATTCAATCATCGCATAGCCGCTTGCCGCCCATCCCGGAGGGTTGGTGGCGCTCACGGCGGCGAGGTTGACCACGAACTGACAACCGGCGACCAGGCTATCAAAGCTGAACGTCCAGTTATCCGGCATCAGGCTGCGGATGCCGTAGCAGTTGCGGAACAGGAACGCCTTGACCGCCGTAATGGCCGTCCCGCTTTGCTCACGGAACACATAGCCCGCCGTCGTGGTGAGCGTGCTTCTGAAGTCCGTAACCTCAACACTCAGCTTTGCCGTCAGGGCGCCGCCGGTATAGCCGGTGTAGGTGATGCCGTAGCAGCCGAGTTGGCCGTAGATGTCCCGCACGATCAGGCTGGTCGCAACGGTCTTCGCCTCAATCTCGCTGGCCGTGAACTCCAGAACGCCGCGCGTGAAAGCCGCCGTGGCGAACGTCCCAATGGGGACCACGCGAAGGCCGCTGACTTCGGTTTCCGCAAATTGCCCCGTCGCGCTGTGCAACGTGTTGGCATAGCGGGACATTGCAGCTTCGGTCTTCAGCGTTCCGCCGATAGACTTCGACGACATGGGCGCGTCAGTGATGGACTGCTGGAAGGCGATGCAGCTAAAGCCGGTCCCCAGAGGCGTGGTCGCACCGTTGAGCCGATATTCGAACTCGGGTTCGATGACGACGCCGCTCCCCTTTTGGAAGTCTATGTCGTTAATCGATGCAATCGAAACGACCATGCGCCGGAAGATTTTCGGGTTGATGATGGTCGTGTCGGAGCATTGCGACTTGATGCTGCGGCCCTGATTATCCACCAGCACGGGGTTGATGATCGAGACCGTCCCCTCTGTTTTCGTCGTCCCGCTGTTGCCCTTGCCGAAGAACGAAATCCCGTCCGCATCCGCGCCCGCCGAGCCGTTACCGGTTAGCACCCCCTCAACATACGGGGAAATCATGGTAAGGGTTCCGCTAAAGCCCGATGCGAAAATCCCGACGCACGCACCGCCCCCGGTATTGGTCCGGGTCACGTTTTCAATGCGGGGAGAGTTGAGCGTGATCGTGTCGTAATCACCGATGATGGTGATACCGGCGTTGACGTTAACCTGCGTTGCGTCGTTTTGCTTGCAGTTGAGGATCGTGACCGGAGCCGAGAAATCCACCACGCCGCCCGTCGTCGCGGAATTATGGCGGATATAGATCGCCTCCGCGCCCAGATCGTTCATATCGATGACCAACCCGTCGCCAGTGATTGAAGCATTGTTGGGGTTGTTCGACGTGCAATAAAGCAGGAACCGGAACGCCGTGGAGCCCGTGGCTACGTTGATAGCCACCTTGCCGATGCAGCGAATGTGCAGCCCGGAATCGGTGAGCGTCGTAACCGAACTGATCGGCCCGCTGACCAGATATTCCCCCTGAAGCTCCACTCCTTTGCCAAGCGGCAGCGCATAGTCAAACAGCGCCTTCAGGCCGTCCGTGCTATCGGCAACGCCGGTCGGATCAACCCCGGTGAAGTCGTTCGCCGACACGTATTGGCGGAGCTTGGTTTGCACCGTCTGCGTGGCTGCCCCGGTCCCGGCCTGCGTGAACGAGGTTGACGCCGCGCTGCTAATAACACTCACCGGGTCAATGTCCCGGATCGTGGTCCCCGACGCATCCTTGAAGATCGCCCGATAGGTAACGGTCGGGTCCAGGTAAACAGCGGTTGGCGTAACCCCGCTGACAAACAGCCCCCCGGCGTTCGTGCTGAGAGGGTTCGCCAGTGTCACGCTAAGGGCGGCATTGGAGTAAATCGCCGCGACGTCCAGCGTTCCGGTTAGATAGAACGTCGCCGTTCCGCCGGAGATGGGGTTGCCCGAGCTATCGAGCATCCGAAAGATTACGTCGGGCAGAAGTTGGCCGGTCATATGGGACCTATTCGGTTATGGTGAGTGGCGAACTGGCGAGCGGGGTCGCCCGGCGACTTGAGCCGTGGTAGGGTGGTGGAATGTCTGAAAATCCCGACATCATTGATGCCGATTTCGAGATTATCGAACCCGCCCCCGAGCGGGATACGCGGCCAATCTGGCAACGCTACACAATCGAGTGGAATCCGTGGCCGTTGATCGGGGCTATCGCCCTTGGTCTGCCGTTGCTGCTGAAAGCCCTGTCGCACCCATAGCCGCCGGAAGGGCGGCGGGAGCCGGGTTCGGGGCCATCAATCGGGACGTCGTGGCGTCGAGAATTTGCTTCAGAACCGGGTCGCGAGCCGCCATCGCGGAAAGCTGTTGAGACGCCAAAGCGCCTCGCTCTCCTCCAGCCGCCATCAAATCAATCAGCCCCGTGACCTTTTGCTTGGTCATCGCGTCCGCGCCCCATTTGGCGAAGAGGCCAAGCACGCCGGGGATAGCGCCAGCAGGTCCGAAGCTGGCAGCAGACGCAAGGTTGCCCGCCGCCATAAGGCCGTTACCGCTTGGCGACAACTTGCCAACCTGACGCAAGGCGTTCTGGGTGCGGCTGCCCATGACAATTTCCCGCATCGCGGCGCTCTCTTGGGGCGTCAGGTTCGGGGTATCTTCCAGCACCCGGCGAAGGTTTTGCCGAATGGCATTGTTCACGTTTCCACCCGAGCCCGTGGAACCGGCACGGAGCGTGGCGCTGTCTACCGCGTCCGTCACGGATTCGACCTTGCGAAGCCGCGTGTTGGCCTGTCGTGCGTTCGTGATGAGATTGGCCGCGTCTTGTGCGCTGCCGGCGCTAACGGTGTCCGGCCCGGCGTTGACGATAAAGTCGTCAATCTGACGGATCATGCGCTGTCCAAATGCCGCTTCCGCCGCATCGCTGGCGCTGGCGACATCCCGACGAACAACCTGCCGTAGCTGATCCAGCTCTGTCAGGGTCGGAGAATATCCGGCGTCCTTCATCTTCTGCATTTCGGCGATCATGTCCGCCGATTTGGGATGACGGATTCCGCTAAGGCGGCGTTGGGCTGCATCGGCTGCGACGGAATCGACCATGCTGCCGAAGGCCTCCGGCGTGTAACGCACGCCCGCTTCATCCGCCGCCCTATACGCCGCCGTCGTTTCACCTTGCAGACGGTCAACGATTGGAACGGACCTATCGACCGGGCGCGTGGGAGCGGCAGCCGGTTTCGGCCTAAGCCGCACGCCAGCCGCCACGCCGCCAGCAATCTGCCCGCCCATTTCCGCCAGCGCCTGACCCGTAGGACCAAGGCCCCCGCGTTCAGCCGCGTAGCGCGCCGTTTCGCCGCCGATGCCAGGCAAAAGGACGTTCGCCGCCCGAGCGCCCATGCTTCCGGGAATGAGCGCGTTAGGGGCCATGCGACCGACCGCCCGGCCCATGCGCCCCGCTTCTGTCTGGGGAACGTAGTCTTGCCCGAATGCGGCTTGGCGTTCCGTGGAAAGGCGCGGGGACGATGGGGCGAGACGGCTTGCCAGCGTGACAGGGTTAAGAGCCTGCCCAACCTGATTTGTCAGCTCTTGCGCGCCGATAGCCGCATCCGCGACGTTGGAGACGAACGGGTTTCTGGACTTTCGCGCCGCTTCGAGCACCCCGCCACCGGACAGGGCGTTGATCATCTGCGACGGGGCTTCAAGCATCCCGACCACCTGATCAGCGCCCTGCGCTACGCCCGCCGCCGTTGACCTGACGATTTCCCCGATCATGCCCTGACGCGACTGGACGATAGGGTTCCCCTGCGGCTTTCCATCGGGCCGCATCAAGCCGTTGTCGTTCCGACGAATGTTCCCGCGAGCGTCCCGATAAAAGGACTTTCTGGGGATGGTAACGCCTTCATAGCCACCCGAGAGGTCAAATGGCTTCTCGCGCGTTCCCTCGCCTTTGGGCTTTACAGTAGCCGGACTGGACTTGGCCCACTCTTGCGCGCCGCGAATGGCGGTTGCCTCGTCAGCGGCCTCGATCTTGACCTTGCGGCCATCGGGGGTCTGGATCGTGTAAATGCCCATTATTCCACCGATAGAACTTTCCAGCCGTCACCTTGGGCGACTGGCTTTGCGGGAGCCGAAGCTGGTTCGCGCCCGGTGAGGTCAATAATACCGACACGCGGAAATGGCCGAGGCTTGCCCATGAGGTCCGCTGCCGCGTTAATCATCATGGCGCGGTTTCGAGCTTTTTTGGCCAGGGTTTGCGGCGTGTCGCCCATCTGCGGCAGGTTGGCGCGGATCATGCGCTGCGCTTCTGTCGGCGTGACTGCGGCGCCGGAAAGGATCGGCAGGAACGCGCTTTCAAACGTCTTCGACGCCTGTTCGTAGTCCTGATAGTCTTGGCCGCCAATAATGCGAGCTGCGACACCGTTATCCCACGGAATGCCCTCTGCGAGACGAGCGCCCCAATCCTTCGTGAAGGGGTTTACGCCCGCTGGGTTAGCAGTTCCCGGCTTCCATCCCTCGGACGCGTAGAACTGCTTTTGCGCCTCAACTGCCGGGCCAAGGCCAAGGCCAAGGCGAGTGCGGGACTCCGCTCCCGGCGTCAACGGTTCAAGAGCGCCATCGGCAGGCTTCGTGCCGCCGGGGTCCTGATCTACCGGATACCATTTACCCTTCCGGTAAACGATTTTCTTGCCGGTATCGTGGTTGGTCGCCGTCTGGCCTTCAACGATGATTTGGGTCGCCATGTGGTCTAATCCAGAATGAAGCCAGCGGGGACGGATGGCTTGCTGCTGCCACCGCGAGACGGTGCGCGAGGCCGGGGCGGGGCGCGTCCAGCCGCCGCCCGCGTCCCAATTACACGCGGATCAGCCGGGCCGCCGGGAATGACGGCGAGGTCCCCGCTTTCCGTCCATCGGTATCCGGCAGGAGCTGCGGTCTCCTTCGGTTCGGCCTCATACAGCATCCGGCTTTGTCCCGATTGCGGGTCAACGCCGACAACGCCGCCAGCCGTGTTGAACATTTGCAGCTTTGCCGCTTCCTGACCCAGCGTAGCGGCGAACGCGCGAAGGGTGGCGTCATCCTTTGGCGAAGAGCGCAGGCCTTCGATGATTTCCGGCGGAACCCCCATCGCTTGCAGGGTCGGAACAAGGTGCCGATCAAACACTTGCGTGCGCTGGGCTTCCGGAACCGACATAAGGCCGTTGACGCCGTTCAGCATCCATTCGGCCCGGTCTTTCTGTTCCTTGCGCGCCGCTTCCGCCTGCCCGGCCTGTTCCTGCTGACCGTAGCCCCGCATCTGGGCCGCTTCCGGAAGCAGGCCCTCACCCGCAAGGATGCCCGACGCCGCGCCGTAGTCACCAGCCGAGAACGACTTACCGGCCTTGCGCCGCGTGTCCGTCTGCTGCCAATCGGTCTGATCGGCCATGCCCTGACGAAGAGCGTTGATGAACTCAGCCACGATAGTTGTCCAATCCGCTGTTACCGCCCTGACCGATGCCCGATCCCCCGCCGCTGCCCCAGGTATCCCACGGCAGGTTGGAAATCCGCCCCGCTGCATAGCCAAATGCGTTGGCGTTGTTCTGGCCCTGTTGAGCGTAGGACGACGCCCGCGCCGCCCCCGCGTTCATCGTGTTCGCGCCGGTCTGGTTGGCGTAGTTTTGGGCCAGTGCGTTGTTTGAACTGTTCACCGCCTGCCCAACGCCTGCAAGGCCCGCCAGACGGTTCCATTCGTTGTTGAACTCGTTCGACGCGTAGTCCTGTCCGTAGCGAAGCAGCGCCTTTTCAGCGGCCCCGCTCTCCCGCATTCCGTTGGCCGCCCATGACGTGTTGAGCGCCTTGGTCCCCTCGTTCATCCGGAACTGATAGCCGGGCATCCGGGAAAGCCATTCGGTCGGGTTCATCGCCGCGCCCGTGGTCGTGGTCGGGCTGGTCGTGGTCGGCTCTCCGCTGGCCTGCGGCGTTGTGTTTTGCTCTGGCCGATACGCGGCGAACGCCCGCTGTTGACCCGAACCCAGAACGATCCCGGCATTGGCGAGCGTCTGGGCAAGGTCGCCACTCGCCCCGCCCGATGCGATGGCCGAGTTAAGCTGCTGCTGTTGCTTGGCCCCCAGCCGGATACCCGCCGCCGCAAGCTGCTGCTGCACGGTCTGTGCGCCCGTCCCCGGCCCCGTCGTCGGCGCTTGGCCCGGAACGGTCGCGTTAAACGTCGGGGTGAAGCCGTAAAGCTGGCCCATGAGGTTCAGGGCTTGACCGCCAACCTGGCGCCACGGTTCGGAATCCGCCCGCTGCTGGTTGAACATCTGAAGCTGGGTCGCGTTGGCGCTGTTCGCCGCCTGCGTTTGCGCGTTCGCCGCCGCAGACGCGCCTTTGTTGGCAAGGGCAGACGCACCGATTGCACCCGCCGCGCCAATCCCCGCAGCAATCAGAGACGATGTAATTGCGGCCATCTAGAGCCTCCGAATGAAATGATGTTCAACGGGCTGGTATCCATCCCGGCGATACAGCCTTGCCAAAACCGGGGCCTTTTCGTTTTCAAGGCAGACCATGACGAACAGGGCGCATCCCTGATCCCGCGCCCAAGCCTCCAGAGCCGCCCTTAGCTCATGGGCTTCCCCGCTTCCGTCCGACCACCAGAACAGCTCCTGCGCTGCCGGAACGTCGCTAAACCACATCGGCCCGGCCATCGCCGCCGACATGCCCCTGACCCCATCCACGTCGCTGACCATCACGCAGCCAGCTTCAAGGATATGCGCGACCGTCGAGGCGACCCGTTCAGGGACATAGGGAAGGTGCGCGTAGGGCGATGCCGCGTGAAACTTCTTTCCAAGCTCCACGAGCGCGGGAATGTCTTCCGGCGTGGCGCGGCGGATCAAGGCGTCTGCTCTGTCCGCGAGACGGTCAGGACCAGGTTAACCACCGAACCGGTATCGGCGTAGGCGTAGAGAATGGCCCCGTTCGCAATGGCGACACCGGAAAGCGGGAGCGTTTTGGTTTCCAGTGTGGAAATCGACAGGGCGTTGATGATCTTATTCGTTGCCGCGCCCCCGCCCGGTTCGACGTAGATCGTCACCAGTCTGGCCACCGCGTCGTTATTGCAGATCAGCGCCTTGACGATGGTGTTCGCCTCGTTGGCCCCCGCCGTGAGGATAGACGCCGCCGCATTGGTCAGGACCGTATCGGTCGTGATGAGTTTAATCGCCATATCAGGCCCCGATGATGTTGGAGGTAGTCAGGTCGTCGAGTAGCGCCTTGACCGCCTCAGCCAGTGCCGAAAGCGTTACGGTCGCCGTGTCGAATGTCGCGCGGGTTGCCGTGCCCGTTGCAGCGGTCCAGCCGGTGCGGGTCGTGATGTTAATAACCCCGGTCCCGGAATTGTAAGACACCGCCCCGGTCCCGCTAAGGGCCGAGCGCGCCCTTGCGTCCGTGTAGTAGAGGTTGGACCCCTCGGTGATGTTGGACGTGCTCAAAGCGCCCTCAGAAGCCGCCGTAAGCCTGCCCTGCTGGTCAACGGTGAACGTCACATACTCACTGGATGAACCGTAAGTGGCTGGGGTGACAACCGTGTCAGCGAGATTGAATGTGAAGTTGGCCCCGAGCGTCCCGCCGCCGCTAAGGCCCGTTCCGGCAATCGCCTGCGTGGACTTGTCCGCCTTCGTCTCTTCAAGCTGTTCCGTGCCGAACGTGTCACCGCGAAGGGCGGCGATGTTGGTCCCCAGAGCGTCGATTTGGGATTCAATATCGGTGATTTCTTGCCGGGTTTCATCGGATGCCGATGCCTGCGCCGATGCCTGAAGCGCGCTGACAATATCGCCGATGATGGCCGACGCGTTGTCCGATATGACCGAATCCAGCCCGGAGCGGAGCGATTCCACCGCGCTGCGAAGCGCGCTTACCTCGCCTTCAAGATCAATCGTCGCGCCCTGCGAGATGAGCGCCCGAACCTCCGAAACCACCCGCTGAACCGAATCCAGATCAGCCGAGAGCCCGGCCAAACTGGCGTCACCCGTGGCGATCAGCGCCAGCGTCAGCGCAATATTATCGTCAAACCCACCGGTGCGGCGCCACAGGTCCCATCCCTGCCGGTGATAGTCCTTATCGGGAAACACCGGGTAGCTTTTGCCGTCAATGACGACGGTCCCCAGCGGAAACCGTGCATTAGGGGGAGAAACCTCAACCACGCGAGCGACCACCCACGAACGATTCGTTCATCCGAACAGCCGACAAGCGCCACGGAGCCGCATCGGTAAGCCGGAACTCGAACACCCGGCCCGGAACATCAATCAATCCCAAGGCTCGCCATGCGACCTGTTTGCGATAGTTGCCCGTGCTGCCCAGCGAAGCCGAGCGCCAGTTTGACCAACTGTTGCCCACGTCGTCTGACCACCGCATTTCAATGCTGGCCGTCGTTCCCGTCGCCACAAAGCCCGATGTGGCGTCAATCTGGATGACGTCGCACGATCCCGGCTGATCGGTTTCAATCCCCGCCGTAAATGTGCGCTCCAGCACGTCGGAACCATCGGCCACCAGGTCCGCGTTCAGCGTCCAGATACGTCCATCCTCAGTGTCGCCGACATAGACGCTAAGGCCATCCATGACACCCAATCCACCGCGCCAGTAGGGCAGGCCGTAGGACAAGGCTTCGTGCCATTCGCCCGTTGAGATGTCGAACACCCACGAGCTTTGCAGCGTCTTCAAGACATAGAAAACGTGCCCATCCCAGCTATAGGTGAAGGCGGAAAGGTCTTCCGGGTCACAAGCCTTGATGCGCTCCGATACCGAAGGGGTGGAAACCACAATCGGCGTGGTCGAACCGCGATAGACAATGCCATCCTCGCCGACCCAGAAGATACTATTGTCCAGCTCCGCAATCGACGAACGCGCCCGACACCCGCGAAGGAACTCCCGGCCCTGAATAGGCTGGAACGGCGTATCGCTGCTTCCGGTAGATGCGAACGGCTGAACCGTGGACGTCCCGAACGCCCATAGCTCATTCCCGACCTTGCGAACCGCAATCACCGGGTCAGGCTCTTCCTCTGCCGTGAAGTAGTCCAGCGCGTCCCATGTCGAGCTTCCGGGGAGCCGGAAATACATGCGCCCGGTGTCTTCCCGAACCGCCACCACCAGCCCGTCAATGCACGCCACTGAAACCACGTTGGCGCTATCCGGAAACGAGATGATCGAAACCGTTACGCCGTCCGTGGAATAGAACGTGCCCGCCGCGATGAAGACCTCCGCAGAGAGCGCATCAACGTCCACCACACCGGTCCCCGCAATCGCCCCAAGCGATACCGAACCCCGGAACAGCTCCTGACCCGACACGGTGAATATATCGCCCAGCAACACGCCGTCCTGACGATACATTCCCCGCACCGGGCCATTGCCGAGCGTTTGATGCAGAGACATTCCCGGACGCGGGATAAGCGCGACCAGTTCCCCCGCGTTCGACGGGGCGCTTTCGACGTATTGGTTACGGCAGATGATTTCCGGAAGCCTGGCGCTTGAACGCCTGTAAGCCCCGATGCCGTAGGGGATTTTCACTTAGCCTTCCCACGCGATCAAGACCATCCCGGCGCAGCCGTCCCCGCCAGCCGCGTTCTGACCACCGCCACCACCACCCGCGCCATAGGCCGTCGCAGCAGCAGCTACGCCCGTGACAGTCGCAGCCGTTCCGGCCCCGCCGTCACCGAAGATCGTGCAGCCCCCGGCGCCGCCGCCGATGTTCGCGCCGCCCAGCACATAGCTCAGACCGCCCGTGGTGAAAAAGCTGCGGCTTAGACCACCGCCGCCCGAGCCCGTGCCCGCACCGGACGAACCGCCCGTGCCGGTCGTCAGATCGCCGGTCGAGGTCGCAACAGCCCCCGATGAGCCCGCCGCAGCACCGCCCGCACCCCCGGCCCCACCAGAGATAACAGCGACAGCACCGGCCACGCCGCTACCGCCACCGGCCCCACCGTTGGCCGCACCGCCAGCACCACCCAAAGCGCCGCCACAGGCAGCAATAACGGGAGACAAACCGCCGCTCACGCGGGATTCACCGCCCGCCGTGCCGCTAACACCGATGGCCCCGCCGGTGCCTTTGGCCCCAACCGTGACAGTGAGGGTTGAACCCGGCGTAACCGCCATTGCACGGCGCAGAACCGCGTTACCGGGGCCACCACCACCGCCAGCGCCGCCCGTGGCATGGCCACCGCCACCACCGGCCCCGCCGCCGTTCATGGTGACGTAAACGACCGAGACGTTGGCGGGGACAACAAACGACCCACTGGACGTGAACAGTTGCGAGCGGCTGCTGTTCGATGCCGAGGAAAATGACGTCATCATCTCTAGGCTCCCGTCACGTAAACGATGTCGTTGAGGGTGCCGATGACGTAAATCCCGGCGGTCGTGGAAACCGGATAAGAGATCGCCTCACCCGGTAGAATGGCGAAGCCGTTGCCGGTTCCGTCGTTCGTTGCGGTCACACCCGACCCGCCGACAAACACCGCCGCCGTGTTAGTGGACTTGGCCTTGATGGTCACGCCGTTGATCAGGGCTTGCGTCGTCAGGGCTACAGCCGAAGCCGTAACAACCTGCTGGTCAGAGTAGATCGTCGAAGCGCCACCGCCCGACACGTCATTCACGATGATCGGGTTGCCCGCCGTGCCGAATGCCACGCCGTCAGCGTCCACAGGGCTGGTCAGCAGAGCCGCCGCCGTGGTGTCGTCGTCCTTCTGATAGAAGGCCCCACCGGTCGTGCTAACTGAAACAACGGCGAGAGCACGGTCAAGCGCGCCTCGCAGGCGTAGGAGTGCCATCACCAGGCTCCTTGATAGTAGGGTTGCAGGTAAAGTGAGCCCGGCTCTTCGTCGGACACGGAAATCATGGCGACCAGTTGCTCACCCATCGTGGCGTAGCGGCGGTCAGTGGCCGGAACCGGGGTCGCGCCGTAGGTAAACGCGAGACGATCCGACAGGCTGTAGGTCAGGGCCTCAAGCCACTCTTGGGGAACGTCCGCCTCGTTATCGAGCGTATCCACGTCTTCGATAACGCGAGCATAGGTGTATTTGAGGGTAGTCGCTGCCGCTACGCCAGTTGAGGCAGTCGGCCAGATGTAAAGCGTCTTGCTGCTGCGGAGCGGGTCGAAATACCAGTTTACCGGCGTTCCCGTCGCGCTTTTGGTCGGAAGGTCGTAATAGTCCGACCGGCTCAATTCGATCAGCGGCAGATCAATCCCGGCTGTCCGCGAACGAACCGACGTGACACGCAACACACCCGTCAGGGCATAGCTTTGCGTTGTGGCTGTGAGCGCCTGAGTGCCCTCTGCGTAAAGCCAAAGATGCTTGTTCGCCCCCCATGTTTTCAGCAGAAGGTTCATCGCGTCGATAGCGTCGTCTGCCTCCCACGATGTCGGGTCTTCCCCTAAGGGGATGATCCGGAGCATCCGCATTGCGCGCCTGATGATCTGGCGGCTCGTCAGGGTGAAGTCGATTGTTCCCGATGTGGCCATTACAGGTCACCCGGCGTCACATCGCCCGGCGCAATGAACACGTCAGGCGGTTCAGGCCGGGGATTGGGGACGTTCTGATAGTCCGCCACGCCCCGGACAAAATCCTGCGGCTGGCGGAACATGTCGGCGAACTCGCGCTTAACCCGCAGCCCGTCCCATTCCATCACCGTGTCTTCAGCCCAGCACTCAAAGCCCGACCGGTCGCATGTGACCCGATACGACCCGATGCGCTGTTCGCCCTTGAAGTCTGAGCTATTGCGTCCGCTCATGTCGCCTCCTGTGGCAAGGGGGACAGTTTCCCATCCCCCCGCCTGTCACTAGGACGGGTTGACCGCGATGCCCGTGGAGGCCGCAGTCGGGGCGCCACCATCGACATACGAGTTGGCCAGACCGTTGGTCCCACCGAACTCGCCGATGCCGACCAGGGTAGAATCCTTGTGCAGAATCAGACCGCCGGGCGAAGCCGTCGAAAGCGTGGTGAGAACCGTCATCGCCGTGCTGGTCGAACTGATGTTGTTGATGAACGAGCACCGCTCAAACAGTTGATAGCGGTCCATGCAGCCGTTGCCGGTGCCGATGATGCCCAGCACGCCAGCCGCCGACGTCTGGAACGGGAAGACGCATTCGACGAACCGGTTGCGCGGGGTGGCGCCAGCGAACTCCAGCGAGGCGTTGGCAACCGTGCGGGTCACGGTGTCGAGGCCCACGGTGCATTGATAGAAGTAGTTCTCGCCCGAACCGCCAGAGCCGATCTTGAGCGAACGCGAGCCGGTGTTTTGCGCCGACGCGTCGTCGCCCATGCCGCCGAAGTTGACGTTGATGTAGGCGTTGCGGGAGCCGTTGTCGGTCCAGCAAATCTGGTTCGTCCCGCCGGTCGAGAAGCCGTGATACAGGCTGATGTTCTGGAACATGCACCCGCTGCCGGTCACGACCACGAAGTTGCCGGAACCGAACGTGGCCTGCGTGTAAACGCCGGTCGGAGGGGCGATGCGGGCGCGCTGGCCGGTCGAAGACGGGGCGCAGATGCCGATCAGGTGCGTGGCGTTCTTCGTCCAGTTGAGCGTTCCGGCGGTCGCCGAACTGTCCACCGCTTGAGCGAGGGCAGTCGAAAGGCGAGCCGTGCCCGACGCGGCGCCGTTGCCGATCAGGTAAACCACGTCATTGCGACCCGCCACAGCCGAAGCATGGGCCTTGTAGAGCGTGGCGAACGCGCGAGACGGGCTTTTGCCGGTGTTGCCGTCCGAACCGTTGGCCGGGTCAACAAACCAGTATTTGCCGGTGAACGCGATGCCAGCGCCGCCAACAATGGGGATGCCGAAGGACGAAATCCCGTTAGGGAAGTTGGTCAAGGTCATTGGAAGTCTCCATGCAAACGCCGCAGCCGGAGCCGCCAGAGCGTGATCGCTCCACGACGTTCAAAAAGGGGGGAAAGATGGGGGAGAGCCGAAACCCTCCCCCTGTAGTTGCACTAGGCGCCAGCGCTCGCATACAGGCTTCTCGGATCTGTCCATCCAGTCGAATATCGCTCGTAACCCTTGTATTTCAGGTTCGACGTATCGAAGTCGTTGTCCTGAGCAAACTCGGGCGACGTGCGCTGGAACAGCTTGAGGCCGTTCTTCGCGTTGGTCCGGATGAAGTAGGCATCCGTGTCGGTCAGGTAGTGGTTGACCTTCACGCCTTCAGGGAACAGGCCCATCGAGCGGATCGCGTTGACGGCGTTGTTGGCCGTGTCGTTCTGAAGTTGGGACTTCAGAATGCGGGTGGCTTCGAACACCAGAGCCGGGGGAACGATCAGGGCACGCGGCATGATCGAGATTTTCATCCCCCGATCATTGACCGCGTTCATGATCTGAACCGCGAGGTCTTCCAGCGAGGCTTCCGACAGGTCTGCCGGGGTGGCCAGTTCGTTGGAGAACGTGCCCGCCTGGATCGGGTGATCCGTGGCGATCAGTTCCTTGCCGTCACCGCCCACATACGAGCTGTTGAAAGCCCGGTTATAGACGTTGGCGACCACGTTTTCCTTCGTTTGACGGAAGGAGAACGCCAGATCAGCAGTAGAGCCGAGGGCCTTGCGCTCATACTGGTTGTCGTCGATGGCTTCACGGGTCACGATGAACCCGAGGCCATAGGCGATGTGAGTATATTGCGTGGTGTAGCCCTGCGACGTGCTGTCGTAGGAGATGCTCGCGCCTTCGGTCTTGATCGGAGCGAGGCCGAAACCGGGCATGAGCACGTCTTGCTCATACATCTTGTCGGAGGTTTCGGTATCGACCAGATCACGCCACTCTTGCGGGTGCTCTGCGTATTCCTTGCCCCAGACCGCATTCAGGCCGGGCCAGAGAAGTTTGGCGATTGAGCCAGTGTTGATAACGCCGGTCATGGTCTAGACCCCCGCCACTTGGTTGACATACTGATGACGGTTGATGCGGACCAGCCACTTGGCGTTTTCGCCAACGGCATTGTCCGCACGGTTGACGAAGCCCGTGATCTTGAGATCGAGGGTGTTCGTGGTGTCCTCGCCGACGTTGTTCAGCTCCACACCGGATTGACCGGTGAAGGTCGAACCCGAACCGACGACGAAATCGGCGTTGAGGCCGATGGCGTCAGCGGTCAGCGCGGTTCCGCCGGAGACTTCCTGAATCTCGAACACGAGGTTCGGATCGTCAGCCACCATCAGAATGCGCTGGGTCGAGGCGGCGCGGTAGATCACGCTGTCAGCCGTGGTGGGGAGAACCCCGACCACAACGCCAACGATCACATCACCGGTCGCAGCCTGGTCAACGTCAGGCAGAACCTGGCCGTTGATGGTCTGCGAGGTTCCGGAGAGTTTCACCGGGTCGCCGAGAAAGATGGCGGTCGCATCTCCGGTAACGGTCGCGTAGTAGTTGACCGCCCCATTATACGGCGCGCCAGAGAGATACCGAACAGGCGAGAGCCCGCTCGGACGATCTGGATTAGCCATGTTGAAAATCCTTGGGCCTTAGCCCTTGTGAGAGATCGAGCTGCGCCCATCGCGCGGCTCGTATGCATCGCCCAGCCTGCCGGTCGTATCGCGTCCCGCGCGAAGTGCTTCCTCGAACGGCTTGAGCATTTCTTCCTTCTCGGACACGCCAGCGGCGTAATCCTCTTCACGGCACTCCATCAGCACCATCTGTTGGGGCTCGCCGTTCTCCCGCTTTCCTGCGTGTCGGGAAATACCGGTGCCCATCCCATCGGTGCGGGACGCGCCGTCTCCAGCCTTTTGCGAGGCCATCGCGTAGCCCAGGTCCTGCATCGCAAGGATGCGGGACGGGGTATTGTCCACCCATCGGCGGACGTAGCCGGGGCGCTTTTCCGCGTCCAGCTTGAGCCGAAGCATACCCGCCGCGCCGCGTTTGCGACGGAGGGAAACCGGAACTGCCTCGCCAGATTCACTGACTTCTTTGCGAGGGCGACCGGGGCCACGGGGTGTTTCGTTGATGTCGCTCACCACTGATACTCCTTGAGGTATTGGGCAATGGGGAGAACACCCTGTTTGTCCCACTTGATCGCCGCTGCACGCGCTTCAGGCGGCAGGTCGGCGAGGGTTTTTCCGGGCGTGCGGCGTGGCGTTGAGGAGCCCTCAACAGCAGCGGCTTGCGACCGGCGCGGGTTATTGAACTTGTGCGGAAACTCCTCCCGGATGCGCTTGTCCACGGCGGAAAGCTGGCGATCCAGATTGGTCACGCCGTCTGCAATGAGCCCGTCCACAATCGCCACAGCAGCGGCGCGCATGATCGGGTCTTTCACGAACCACGGATTTTCATCCTTCCAGTCCGTCAGAGCGGGGTCTTCCCGGTTTATCGGCGCCGCCTCACGGCCAAGATCGGCAATCTCGCGGGTGATTTCGCGCACTTCGCCCAGATCGTTGGCCTCAACGGCAGCGGCCTGACGCGCCTCCAGGTCCCGTAGCGCCGCCTTATAGGCTCGCTGTTCAACCTGCGAATGGTGCGCGCTGAACTCCTTCAGCGTCTTTTTGAGGCTGGCGACTTCCTTTTCCAGCGCCTTGTTATTGGCCTGCACGATGGGCAGGATTTCCTCGCCGCGCTTGACGAACGTGTCCGCGTCAATCCAGCGGCCTTCGTCGCCCTTGAACTCATCTTTAGGCCGCCAGCCAAGGCGTCTGGCCTTGTCCTCTACAGCCTCGACAGGTTCTGGTGCGGCTTGCTCTACCGCAGCAGCCTCAACGGGCTCCACGGCGCTCTCTGGGGCCTCGCTCATTGGTCTTCCTTCAGGATGCCGATGATGTCTTCATCGTTGCAAAGCCGGTATTTCCGGCCATCCGCCCCGTCGATGTTCAGGCCCGCATATTGAGCCGTCACGACGCGACTACCGGCCACTGGACCGTTGCCCGCGCCCCATTCGAGGAAGGCGTTAGGACCCACTGCGAGGATTGTTCCCTTCACAGTGGCGTATTGCTCACGCTCTTTGAGCATGTCAGGGCGGATGATCCCCCCGGCGGTCTTCTCTTCAACCGGGTCGGGGAAAAACAACACCTTGACGTCAGTCGGGACTATCCCGCTGGGGTTCATGTGGTCATCTCTGCTTGGGTTGCCCGTGCGGGCTGCTACTCACGCTCTAGGGCGTGGAATCTTCTTCGATCTCGTAAAACGTGGCGTAATCAGCCCATTCCAGGTTCGACAACTCCCCCATCAGGGCCGCCTTGCATTGGTGCTCCGGGGTCAAACTCTCCCCCCGGCCCCATGCCGCCATCAAAGCCGTCTGGTTGTCCTTCAGGTATTTCAGGAACTCCACTGTCAACGGGTTCGCCTTCCATTCCGAGAACTTCTGGCGGTCCATCATCGGGCATTTCCTGCGGTTCGGGCGGCTCGCCCTGTTCTAGCTGCTCGGGCTGTTCCTGCTGGTCCTCGCCCATCCTCTTGGCGACGGCCATTTCAACCATCGCCATCAACTGTTCAAACGTGCCCGGCGCCATCATCTCTGTTTCGAGCGTGATCTTCCGGGCGTTGGCGTCGTCAACGGCGATCTTCGCCTCCGCGACAGCCGCATCAATGTCCAGCTTCCGCTTGTCCAGCGTCAGCTTCATCATCTCCTGCGCCGCCTTGGGATCGGGAGGAGGCGGCCCTTCAGGCATAAGCGACTTGATGTCCGGAATACTCGCCGCTTCCAGCACGCGCTTGATGATCTCCTGATCGTTCAGCCCTTTGCCAAGGAACTGCATCAGGAACTGCGCTCGGCCCATCTTCTGCATGTCCGACACCACGGTTGGGTCAGACACCGGAACAACGTCCACGCCCTTCTCAGCGTAGTCCGCTTGGGCCACAACGCCCTGCTGGTCCTGAAACTCGAAGTAGGCTTCCGGCTGGAGATAGAGGCGGTTCAGGCGATACAGCAGCGCAAACTCGCCCTTCAGTGAGCGGTGAATGCGCTTGTAAATCGCTGTGAAGACCTTGAGGCCCTGTTCGATCAGCGCCAGCGTCGTTCCAACCGGGGTATTCGCAGGCTGCTCCCCCGTCAGGATGTCCTTTGTGGCCGTGATGTCCTTCGTGGCTTCGATCAACATGCCCAGCAGGTTGAACAGGACCGACGACGGCTCCTTGACCGGCAGGGGAACCACACTATCCCGCAATGCCCCGCCGGTCGTCTCCACCCGCTTCCACTCGCCGGGCTTCATCCGAACGGCGCCGGACTTCATGGAGATGCCGGAACCCAGAAAACCGCCCTGCACGTTGGCAAGGTGGCCCGCGTCCATGAGCTGATTGATCGTGCTGTTGATCGTCTCATTGAGAGCCGTCAGCAGCATCCCGAACCCGATGTCATAGAACGCACCATCGGGCGAAGGGACGAACCCATATTTCGTGTAGTAGAGAACCGGCGTGATCCGGACGACTTCCTCGCGGTTCATCTCCATGCCGTCTTCGTCGAACCGGGCCACGATGCGAACCACACGGCCCGTCTCTTGATGCACCGTGACGACATAAGGCTCGTAATATCCGTCCCCGTCGAGGTCCAGCAGGCGGTGTTGTTCAAGGAACCGATGAGGCGCGAACTCGTCTTCGGATTCAGTTTCGCCGATATCTACCCGCGTCCAGAGACCGGAGCGGAACCGCTCTTCGATCTCGTTCGGGTAGTAGTCGCATTCCTCAGTCGAGCGCGGGCACGATGCCAGGTCCTTGGTCCAGTAGTTGACCACGAAGCGATCAGCCGGGACGAGCGAGGAGCAATTGTAACCCTTGATCGGGTCAAACCACGTCTTCCGCATGACCGAGCCGACAACGGGCAGCATGAGCAAGAGCCGGTCGGTGTCTTCCTCCCACCCGTCCATCTCCTCAATGAGCTGGTAGGACATATGCGCCGCGATACGGTCCGCGCGCTCCCGCTTCTCAGGGGTGGACGGGCCGATCACCTTGCCCTTCACCACGTTCCAGCCGTCAATGATCGCCGGGTAAGCCCGCGCATTGAACTGAATGGCCGCCGTGGCAATCAGCGGGTATTTGATGTTCGCCGCACCCGGCCACGGGTAGTTTTTGTCCTCTTTGATCTGCAAGGCCATATCCATCGCGGCCTTGTATTTCGCGTCCCAGCCTTCCTTCTTCCGGCTTTCGAGGTCCATCTGATATTCATCGACCACGCGCCGACCGATAGACGTGACTTCGTTTTCATCCAGATCAGGGACGAGATTAACCGATGTAATGGCGGCGATGATGTCGAACGACCCAGCCGCCGGGTCTTCCGGGGCGTCGGTCATCTCATCATCATACATGGCGACGTCAGCCACGCTCAGTAGCCTGTGACGCCGCTACGGTTTTCTGCATATCGGTCGTCTTCCTCATAGTCATTGTATGGCGTCCGATATCCCATTGCGAAGGTGCGGAACGCGTCAGCCGGGTGACTGGTCCAGTCGTGGAGCGGCGCGTTTCGGAACTCCTGGCGCTTCTCGTCGTATTCGCGCCGATACATGCGAAGGGCTTCGATCCCCTCCCGGCAGCGGTCCTCGTCGAACCAGCAAAGGGGGAGCAACATACGCACCGCCTGAATGCCGTCGTGAACCGGCAGAGCGCGTCCAGCTATCGCCCGGATGCCCAACTCTGCCAGAACCTCAACGCGGCTCTTGCCCGTCCCCAGCTCGCGCACCTGCACGTCGTGGGGTAGGTGGTGCTCGCCGTATAGGTAGCCTCGCTCCTGCAAGACCCTCGCGTAATGGTCCAGCCCGACCCCATCGGCCCGGTAGTAGTCAATGATGCGGTATTCCCGATTGACCACCTGAACAAACCAGATGGCCGTCGAGTCCGACATGCCAAGGTCCCACGCCGTGTGAACCGGAAGGCGAGGATCATAGGCCACCCGACAGATGCGCCCCTGCGCCTCTGCCTTGACCATCTCCTCGCCGTAGTAGGCGCCCTTGACCGCCGCCTCAAACGAACACTCGAACTCCTGGTCGTATTCGTCTTTGGACATGGCCCGGCGAGCGGCAGCAAGTTCGTCAGCCGCCAGAATTTCGGTCTCGCTTGCCTTAAGCAGCAGGCGCGTCCACGCGTCGTCAGTGGCGGCGTCTATCCACACCTTGTGAAAGGCGTTCTTGCCCTTAGGCGTGCCGATAAACGCCGCCCAGCCCTGCCGATCAGCAAGAGCGGGGCGGATGACCTGAGACCACACTGTGGGGTCCATGTCGCCGAACTCATCCAGCACAACGCCGTCGAGGTAGATACCCCTCAGCCGATCCGGGTTGTCAGCGCCATAAATGCGAATGCGACGGCCACCAGGCAGCTCAACCCACAACTCAGATTCGTTGACCTTGCGGCCCGGAATGAATGCCGTGAACTCTTTCAGGTAGGACCACGCGACGTCTTTGGCCTGGTTGAGATGCGGCGCAATGTAGGCAAACCTTGGGTTCTGCAACTCGCACCGCACCGCGCCTTTGATCAGGTCATTGACGCAGGCGACCGTCTTCCCGGCCCTTCGATGCGCTACCCCAACAAACCAGCGCGTCTTGCGCTTGTGCAGCGGGTCGAACTGGCTGCGCGGTATGTAGGGGGAGCGAAGTTCTACGACCCGCCCCATACGATCTTCCCGATTATCTCCATGTCGCCGTGGAAGTTGGCGTCAACGCTGTTGAGGCGCGCATGGACGTAAGGCGCAGCAGCCTTGGCCGCCTCGATACGCTTGACCTTTTCCTCTTCACCGTCACGCATGACAGACAGCAGAAAATCCAGCGGGGTGATGCCCTCTGCGGCTACGCGCTCGGCAGTCTCCTTCGCCAGCTTGTCTCGCGCACCGGGCTTTCTGCCTGCTCCCGGGCGCGGTCCACCGCGAGCCATCGTTGATTTGATTTCCTATGATTGATTTCAAAATCGGCCCGTCAGTCAGCCTTTGCCGTAGCATCCGAGCATGAAGACGGGATGGGGTTTCGCCGCGCGGTCTAGCGGTCATGTATGCGCTTTGCGGGGTTGGGACCTGACCGGCGGCGAATTACTTGGGCTGCTGGTCTGCATAGAGACCCATCATCCAATTGGTCTTGGCGAACTCGCCGAAGCATTCGAGCGCGGCCTTGTCGTAGGCGCGGGCCGCGTCCTCCTCGTGAGTGAACAGGCCAAGCGAGGTCTTAATTCCGTGGAACGTGATCCCGGCAGTCCAGCGCCCGCCATCAGCAGAGACGCCCTTAAAACGGGATAGCTTGCCCATGTAGCGAGGAGCGCGGGAATTCCAGACGTTCTGCTGATGGGTTGCCAGCCTGAGATTGGCCTTCTGGTTGTTCAGGCCGTTTCCGTCGATGTGGTCGAACAATTCGCCAGGCTTGGCGTTCATTACGAACCGATGAAGCGATCGGTGATGAAGCGGAAACGGCTTGCGGGTCATTTGGGCGTATCGGTTCGTATCGGCGAACACGATCATCCATTTTCCCGCCGCCCGAACACGAGGCTCATCCTCGTCGTCCACAAAGGCAATTTGGTTTCCCTTGTTAAGCTCAATGCGGCCAACCATGGCATTCTCCACGGCGCACCGGCCTGCCAAGCCCGGAACGCGTCAGGGGTCCATGCGGACACCGGGCGCCGTGAAGCTCTTGGTCCGCGCTCTACCCCATGGCAGCGGGGCGGTGTTTTTGGATTTGAAGACGACTTCGCCCTCATGGTGAAAAATTTGGACCTTGGCCCTCATTCTCACCGGGTTCTGGCGCGCGGGCCTTACCCGCTCTATTCGATCCGCCGTTTGCCCGAGACGCGTTAGCGTCCATTACCGCATGTTGTGGGGTAATTCGCTGGAAACCGCAAGAGGTGGGACTTCGCCCACGTCATTCCCAAACAGGACCTCGTCTATCAACGATTTTGACGGAGGAAAGGGCGGGGCAGGCACCGGCCATAGCCTTAAAGATGCGGATGTAGGAATCCGCCCGTTGGGAGGCGAAATCGAGACTGCTCACAGTCCAACCGTCCGCCGCCTCGATCATCGCGTCTGTGATCTCGATTTCGATTTTCTCGTCATTTTCCATCGTCAGCCTTTGGTATGCTAACAGCATAATCACTAAGAGGTGGAGTTGCGCTGCCGGAAACCGGCGGAAACCGGCGGAAACTATCCCGGATGGGTTTCCGCCATCTCTCACGCCGCCTTCCCCAAATCCCCAACCGCAATCTTCGCCGGGCCACCCGTAAGCCTCCCGAGCGCCTTGATGAACACCGACACCCGCTTTGCGCCCGGCTTGGCCTCCATGATGGTGGCGAGCATCCCGGCAAACGGGCCGCCGATGATCTTCACCGCCTCGCCGTTGGCGTAGGTTATCCCCTTGCCTTGGGTGTAGTCAAAGTGCCCGGCGCGTTCGCGTTCGCGGATTTCGTGAACCCACTCGAACGGGATAGATTGCGGCTGGCTGGCACCGATGAAGCCCTCAATGCCGTCCGTCTGTTTGACCGTGTAGAAGCTCTGTCCGTCGTTCAGCTTGAAGAACAGGTAACGAGGGAGCATCGGGCGCTCTACGGTGTCCTTAATGCGTGCGTGAGAGCGCAGGTGCTTCTCGCAGGGGACATAGGCTTCAATGCCCCGTTCGGCGAGGGATGCGACGGCGCGGAGCTCTTGGCGGACTCCGGTATAGGCGACATACCAGGTCATGCATTGCGCCCCATGATCTCGCGCTGCCCGTTCGCGCGGTGAAGGATCGTCATCACGGGCGTCTGGTCTGAGCGCGCCAACTCTGCGTAGCGGCTCACGTGGCGAGGGCTTGGCGAGGCGATGTCGTCTACACCGAACCACTCGGACCAGTCGAAGCATTCAGCCTGCCGGCGGATTTCAACTCTGGTCATGCCTTTTCCCCGATCTGAGACCGAAGCCACCGGGCAGGGTGTGTGAACCCTTCCTTGGCGAGCTGGTTTGCGATTTCCTCGATTGCAGCGAGGGCGAGGCGTTCAGCGTCGATGTAGGCCAGCCCGTGCGTCTGCCTAAGCAGCTCTGCGTCTAGAGCTTCGGAGATGCGGGGGATCATTCGGAACGCTCCGCAAGCACAACGCCACGGGCCGCCATCTTCTCGATGAGCCAGGCCATCTGCTCTTCGGTCATGAAGATGCCGAATTGCCGAAGGCCCATGTAAAGGGTGTATGTCAGCTTATCGGTCATGCTTCGCGGGCCTCGCGGCGCTGCATTAGAGCGCGCATTTCGGCGCTGATGCCGACGCTATCGACCGATGATGGAATAGGTAGAGGCCGCGTGTCTATAGGCTTCTCCAGGCGCTTGGCCATGAACTCGGCCATCATCGCCTTGACCCGTTCCTTGTCGCTTCGTGTCGGCTCGTCAATGCCACGCGGGGTCGGGGCTTCGATCTGGCGGATTTCGTAATCGCGGGGCGGTTGCCATTCGAGCGCCGACTTGGCCCGCTCATAGGCTCGCGCCGCGCCGTTAATGGTGGACTTGGCCAAGGCCAGAAGGGCGCCGGGCTTCGGCATAAATTGGCTATCCGGGTTTTTGAGCCAAGCCACCATGCCAGCCTCTAGCGCCGTCTCAGGGACGCCGCGCAGCACGAGGAAGTAATCTGACCACCACGCGTCCCACTCGCCGTCCACGCGCTGCCCCGGCGGGAAGATGGCTAGGCGAGGACCGACCACGCGCTTAACGCCTTCGTCGCCAGCCGGGCGGGTCGCGTGTTCCCTGATTTCCGGCAACTTCTCGCGGACTTCGGCAAGCATAGCCGGGTCAGACCCGATCAAGCGACAGGCTGTCTCCGTCGATGGCTCTTGCACGAGAAGCGTTCTCAGCACCGGCGAAAGCTGCGGCGAAGCGGGCTTCGCGGGCGGCGAGTTGGGCGGAATTGTGGTCAGGTCGGACATTGGCGGGTTCCGGTTTGTCGTTCCACCCGTCGCGGGTGAGCCAGGTTGTCGGGTGCGGGATAAATCTCGGGTCTGTCCAAGCGGCCACCCACGGGGCCAGACCGGCCATGATGTCGGGTGGTCCGGTGCAGCGCCTTAGCGCAGATTGATAGGCCGCCTTCGCTTTGGGCTTTCCAACCTTGCGAGGATAAGCAGCCCAAAACTCATCAAACGGATCGGCCTCACGTGGTCGATCTATCTTTCTTGGTTCTACTGACGGTTCCTCTGACGGTTCTAACGTAGTGAGGTAGGACATGGTGTCCGGTAAGATCGGCTCCAAATGTCCGGTAAGGTCGTCCTGAAATGTCCGGTAAGGTTTTTCCTTTGCGGACACCGTGTCCTCAAAGATTGTCAGCGTAATCAGGTCGCTCGCACGGTATCCGTCGCTCCTCCGGCGATGCTCTTTGGTCATCAATCCGGCATCGACAAGCGAGACAAACACCCGGCGGATTTGGCGATCTGTCAGGCCTGTATCTAGGGCCAACCGGGCTTGCGACGGCCAGCAACGGCCATCCGAATCCGCAAAATTGGCAAGCGCCAACAGGACCAGCTTTTCAGATGGCGAAAGGCCCTGAACGGCGAACGCTGCGGAAATGGCCTGCACGCTCATCCTACGGACCACACCCGAATGAGTTTGCGGGCTTGATCGGCTGACAGATACCGGAAAGACAGCGGCTTCTTCAGGATGGCAGAGCCCATGTTATAGGCCCGGCTCCTCGCCTTGTATGGCGGGCCGCCGATAGACCGGTGTATGTCTTCCACCAGGGCGTTAAACAGCCCCAGCGCCTCCACGCGAAGGTCATGGGTTTCACGGTGAGCCGGGCGCCCGTTGACTTCCATTGTCGGAGTAGCGGCGGCAAAGGCCCCGCATTCACACTTCCAGCCCGGCCCGTCGTCTCCTACCTGAAAAAATGGCCGCTTGCCGCACTCGCAGCATCGCTTCGGCTTGTAGTTTGGAGGCGGGGAAAGTATGGTCTCGGCGTTCATCGGCGTTTGTTCCTTTAGCCGGTGGTCAGCGGGCAGGTTGAGCGGTTGGACGCTCCCTGCCCGACGTGTCTAACTCATTTCGATGTTCTGTCCAATGCGTCGCTCATGCACTCGTATGCCATGAATGACGGTCGTATGGTCGCGGTTCAGAAACCGCCCGATCTGGGGAAGAGACCAGCGACCCTGCTGATACATTCGCCACATCGCCTCTTGGCGTGCGTGTGCCAATCCAGCATCCCGGCGAACGCCTTTCAATTCAGAAATTGAAATGCGCCTTTCCGCCGCAACCTGTGCCGCAATCTCTGCCATCGTCGGATCAGTGCGGATCATGCCTTTCCAGAGGCTCAACACCGCGCCCATCACTGGCGACCATAGCCGATGACATACAGGCGAGCTTTGCAGGCGCGAACCGTTCGCCCAAGCTCATCAGCCATCCGTTTATAGGGCCAGCCAAGCCGATACATTTCGACTAACCGTTCGTCCTGATCGGACCACCGCTTTAGGTGCATGATCGGGCCAATGGTCTGAGGCGTGACAGTCACCGGCTGAACGTGCAACCGGTCCACCATCTCAGTGAACCCCGCAAACGTCGCCAGAACGTCGGGGGCGTCAACAGGTCGGAAGTTGTCAGGCATATCTGCGAATGCTCCTGTAAAGCTGCTTTCCGGTGACGGCGGGGGCGGAGAACGCTAGCGCATGGTGTTTGCCGCAGTAGGTCGCATCGCTTGACCGCTGGCCGCACATAACCAGATCAGCCCCCGAGCCCGTCAGCGGCCATCTACAGGCCCCACGGGCAGGGATGGTCAGGATAGTGCAGCCCTTGATGTTCGGGTCAGCAGGCTCGCACACAATCCGCGCCGGGGCCTTGCTCTGACCCAGCTCGCGCTTGCGCTTTGCGGAAGCCGCCCCGGCTCCGCTTGCCCCCGTGAACGAAGGCAGCGAAAATGACCGGGCGTCAACGATGGTGATCTTCAGCGTGCGCGTGCGGGACAGGACCTGGTTATAGGTCAGCCCCAGCGTGTCAGCCATTTGCTGGCGGTTGAGCTTGTTTTTCGCCATCTCGATCAGCTTGGCGTCCATGTCTGGGGACCATTTCACGCTGTCTCGCATGGGGATGGACGGGCCTTCGCGCATGCCGCTCATTCCCATGCGATGCACAACCCCAATGATTGAATTGCGACTGACGCCGTATTGGCGCCCGATGATCGTTGCCGAATGTCCCTGCATCCAGAGTTTGGCGATGTCGGCGCGCTTCTCGTCGGTCCAAATTGTCATTGTCCGAACTTCCTTGATGGTATGGGCCGCGACCCCTTGGGGAACGGGCGGGATTTCATGCGGGAGGGCTTGCGGGCGTCAGGGTCAGACTTGGCAATGATGCGCTTGACCTTGGCCCTGACAGTGGCGTCCTTCGCGGTCTTTTGCTTGTTGCAAGGGTCGCAAAGGAACTTCAGCAGATGATCCTCGTCAGAGCCTCCGAGCCATAACTGCGTCGGGTGGTCGATAACCGTTCCTTCCATGGGGACCTTGACCCCGCAAACACACCGGCCATTGCAGGCGATGTAAATGCGGAGCCGCCTTGCCCTGGTCATGGAACGGCGAGGGGTTGGGCCTACAGGCTCACGCTGCATCGGCGGAAAACAGATCGTTTGGTTTCGAGCGCGGGCCAGCGAGAGCGATGTTCTTGACCGCCTGCTTGAAATAGGACGGCTTCAATTCGATGCCGATGCCCTTGCGGCCCATCTCAACCGCCGCAAAAACCTCCGAACCGATACCGAGAAACGGCGTCAGCACCACGTCGCCCGGATTGCTCCACAGGTCGATACACCGCTCGATCACGTCCAGCTGCAGCGGGGAAATGTGCTGCTCGTCTTTCTGGTCGCGACCCCCGCGATATTGAAGGGTGCGGGTCTGGTCGATATCCATCCAGACGGGCGAGGCGTAACGCTGCCATACCAGGATGGAAACCCACTGCTCGAATGGCCACGGCGTGCGGCCTTCGGAAATGGTCTGCGATGCGTGGCGGTCATAGGCTTCCCGCGAAACGTCGATACCCGCCGCCGTTCTGGCATCCGCCCACGACATTTGATCCGGGTCAGGCTTGGCGCCAATCCACTGCGCCAACATGCCTTGCACCGCTTCCTCATTGTCGCCCTTCTTGCGGAACGTCACCACGTAGTCGGCCAGACCCTGCCCGCTGATAGAACTATCCTTCGTCAGTTGCTTGTGCAGCAGCCGAATGGATTTGGTTCGCTGTTGCGCGACCACGGGGTCTTTCCAGATGCAGACCTCGCTATGGAAAATCCACCCGGCGTCCTCGTATGCCCGGATGATCTCCCCGCGAAAGTCCCGCATCCCGATATGGCCGTGGCGTGTCTTGCTCATCGGGAGTTGCATACAGTGGACGGAATGGAGCCTGCCCGGCTTGGTGACGCGGAGCAATTCCTGAATGAGAAAGGCGTAATGTTCCCAGAACGCCGCGCCGTCATTGTTGGAAATGTCGCGGTCGTAGTTGCTGAACTTGTAGAGGCCTTCGAACGGCGGGGAGTGAACGCCAAAGTGGATGCTGTCAGCCGGGATGGCGCGGATGACCTCGCAGCTATCCCCTTGGTAGATGGCGTATTGATCGGTCACGACCTGATCGACGGCCTTGATGTTGCGAATCTGTTTCATGCGGCATTCTCCAACCACGAGGGCAATTTTACGGACTGTTGCGGATTGTAGTCTGGACGATCCCGAACCTGACCGCGAACGGCTTTCGTCGAAAGGTCGGCCATGTGCAGGACCATCGCTGCCGCCATGCGGTCAGCGTCGGCTTCCTTGCGCTTGAGATTGGCGACCACGGCGCCTTCCGTCTCAGCGGCGATAAAGTGGACCGTCACGGGCTTCGTCTGGCCGAAGCGCCAGAACCGCCGAACGGCCTGATAGACCTGCTCGAAGCTGTCATTGAGCCCGACGAAAATGGTTTTATGGCAGTGCTGCCAATTGCAGCCGTGGCCAAACATCGAAGGCTTACAAATTAGCACCGGCGCATCGCCAGCGAGCCACTTCATGTGAAGCGCCTCCTTCTCGTCCTCGCTATGGCTTCCGTCTATCGAAATAGCGAGGCCGCCAAGGGCAGCCTTAATCGCCGCTTGCTCGCTGTTCAGGTTGCACCATATCACCCATGCGTCGTTGTTCGGCGTCACGGATGTATTCAGCGGCTCTGTCGAGGCGGTCTGGATTGTCGCGGAACTTTCCGATGCCAATGTTACAGTTGCTGCAGAGAAGCCCCCGGACAAATCCGGTTGTGTGGCAGTGGTCAACGTGGAGCCGACGGCCTCGACGGTCTCCTTCTGAGCTTCCGCAAATTGAACACCCGCCGCCTTGCTTGGCGAGGATATCGGCGTAGTCGTCGGCGCTAATGCCAAACGCGGACTTGAGGCGGCTGTTTCGCTTGGCGTCTTTGCACCCGTCGCGAACGGCAATTTTGACGCGCTCTCGATACTCGGCATCTGATGCGTATCTCTGTCGCCGGTTTTCGTTGTATTCAGCCTGCTTTTCCGGGCTTCGGCGCGACCATTTTTCCCGGTTCGCGACGTAGTAGGCTCGCATGTATTCGCGGTTTTCATCAGGGCTTCGTTTTCCGCGAGCCTGCTGCTCCGCATACTTTGCAGCATATTCTGGATCAGCCGCGCATCGGGCTTCCCGGTTTTCCTGATACTGTCGTTTCCATCGGGACTTTTGCATTCTGGATATTTAGCACAAAGATCGCTCATAACAACGCTAACCGCGCTCAACACCCGATCGTCCACAGTGGCCCGACGCGCCGCGAGACGCTCTTGCATGGTCGCGGCCTGGATCGGAAACAGAAGGCCGGTTTCCATGCTGGGCGCGTATTCGACGCCGACCGTGTGCTGTAGCGTCTCCAATGGAGGAAGATCATAACCGGCGTTCGGATAGCCAAGGTCGGACGGCTTGCGAAGCATGACCGACCATGACGCCATCCACTTCCAGAACTCGTCTTCGGCGTGGCCCTTGAGCCGCCACTTCTGGGTGTCTCCGCCGTCGTGGACGAAGAACGTCGCCAGCATGTCGGTATAGGACATAACCCCCAGGAACTCGGCGTGATTGCCTAGCTCCATGAAGTCGTTCGGCGCCGGGGTGGCGGTCGCGGCGAGGCGGAACGGGATTTGCGCGCATTGCTCGATGAGCCGGGTGCGGTAGTGGCCGTCCACTGACTTGAGAATGCTGCTCTCGTCCAGAATGACGCCGCCAAACTCCGACAGATCGAAATGCTCGATCTTCTGATAGTTGGTGATGTTGATGCCGGGCCGAACGTCGCCAGCTTCCCGAACGTGATGTGCGACAATGCCGAACTTGTCCGCCTCGCGCACGAGCTGGGCAGAGACGGCGAGCGGAGCAAGGTGCAGAATGTTCCGGCCCGTGTGGCGGCTAACCGCGTCAGCCCATGCCAGTTCCATCAGGCTCTTGCCAAGGCCGGTCCCGGCGAACAACGCCGCCCGACCGCGCCGCAGAGCCCATGCCGTGATATCCTTCTGGAAAGGAAACATCATCGCCGGCAGATCGGGAAGGTCCGTCAGGCCCGTGTGCGGGTCAGTGATGGCCTTGCGGGCGAGGAACTCCTCATAAGGGCTCATGCCTTTTTCCTCAAACCCGCGTGCATATAGTCGGTGCGTTCAGCCATGATGTGCCTGACGGGTTGATGCTTGGCGCGAGCCGCCTCGATGCGGCGTTCAAACCCGGCGAGGGTTTCTTCGTGCTGGCGTTCAGCGGCCTTGCGGGCCTTCGCCGCCTTCAGTTTCCGTAGCAATCCGAACATGTGTCTTCCTTTCTCTAGCGTTAGTGCCGGTCTTCCTGACCTTGAGCCGGCAGGAAGTCCCCGCGATCCGCTCCCGGCTTGTGAATCCATCAGGTCAGGCTTTTCAGAGGCGACCGGCTATCCTCTGCGAAAGGAATGAGCGGCGGGGATAATTCCCCGGAGGCGGGGGCTAATACGCTCCGGGGCTCCCCATGATCGGTTATTGCCGTTTCCGTTACCGGACAGGCCGACCGTGGGGAAATGTGGTGGCATCATTGCGTGACCGCCTCCGTGGCGACCAACGCTGCCAGCTTGGCCTTGCGAGGATACCTCAGCATAAGGTCAGGCCATGCAGAACGCGGAATGGCGTTTCGGGAGCGCCAGGTAGCGACAACACCCGGCGCAACGCCGATCTTTGCCGCTACTTCGGTGTAGCTTCCCAGTTCATCGAGGAGTGATTTTGCAAGCCGAACGGGAGCTGACCCATCGGCGCCGCGCGACTCACCAATTGCCGCTGGCAACAGCGTTAGGTCAAAACTGTTTTGCTGAATGGCAAGAATAACGCTGTCAATTTCCGGGTCTGGCAAAAACCACTCGCCGTGACACCGAACCCGCGCAAAGAGAGCGTGAAACCGACGTTCATATTCGCCCCAACCATGCGCGACCGCTGCAATAGTAAGGCGAACTGGCGACCCGCCGTTAAGGCTCGAAAGCCGCTTTTCGGGGTTAGAAGACCGCCCGATTTTGACGTGCCCAGAACCGTCAGCAGCTCGAATAAAATACAGATGAGCGGAAGACTGCATCATCCACCCCTCGCCTTCAGCGCCTTATCCACTTTGTCCAGGCTCGCCACGTTCGGCGTCGTCCCGTTCATCCATGCAGACCAAGTGCTAGGGTGCAAATCGGCTTCGTCCATGAGACGTCCGATCCGCACGCGAACAGCTCTTGCGCGGCGGTAAAGGTCCATAACTTGTGGGTGCGGTTCGTTCATACCCCACCAATAGCACGCCAATCTGTTTAGTCAAACCCGAAATAATTCGCTTGACGGGCGTGGCGGCGGGGCGTCTTATGGTGAGACAGAAACGAACCCGCCGGGGAGCCACATGGCATACATCGATCCATATTCCGCAGAAGGCCGCGCCTTCCTCGCCGACTACATGGCGGACGGCTCTCCCATCGAAGACGCCATCCACGATGAGCTTTTCACCTGCGGCATCTGTGAAGGCCACTTCACCGACTGGACGCACGACGGTGACGATCAGGCTCTCGACTGCTGGGCTTGCAAGTCCTGCATTGGCGATGAGCGTTACAGCACCATCACGCGGAGCTGGTCGATATGAGCGCGCGCCCGTTCAACGACGGCATCCGTGTTCTGTGGGCTTCTGGCGGCGACCCTGTTTTCCGCGACCACACCGGGGCCAAGGCCTTCATCTCCATGCCGACCCTCTACCGGGTTCGCAAGGCCCTCTACAGCCTCGCCATCAACGCAACAGGCCGCGAGCGTGACGCGCTCTGCGTGGTCTGGGCAGAGGCTGACGTTTCCTACCGTGACGCGCTGGCATGGCGTCAGCAGTCGCGGGGTATCTACCTCGTTCAGGGTGATGCTGCATGACCCCGCTCGCCCTCGCCCGCTTTGCGCTGGCCGCCCTGATCTGGTGCGTCGCGCTGCCGCTTGCCCTCATCGTCTGCGTCGGAGGTTAGCCCGTGTTCGAGACCATCATCCTCATCATCGGCCTTGCCGCCATGTTCTGCGGGCGGGCGGCTATCGAGTGGCACTACAGGGGGAAGAAATGAGCGCACATCTGAAACACACGCCGGGGCCTTGGGTCATTCGCGAGGGCGCGAACAGCCATGTCTTTGACGGGAGGCTTTCCCCCACATCCGACGAAGATGCGACGATTGCGTTCGTTGATCTCGACACGCCAGACGCCCGCCTGATAGCCGCCGCTCCTGATCTGGCGGAGGCGCTGCGGGAAATCGAGGACGTGCTGGCAAACATGGGCCGGGACGCTGACCACGACGGCCTTGCAGATCTTGCCCGCGCCGCTCTCGCCAAGGCGCACGGCCAATGACCGAAGACGAAGCGAAGGCGAAGTGGTGTCCGTTCGCGAGGGTGGAAGGCGATGGCCGGAACATGGAAGTGGTAAATGGCTACACGGTTCCCGCCGTCTTCTGCATCGGCTCTGCCTGCATGGCTTGGCGGCTGGGCGCGAGGCAGCTTTTCCGCAACTCTGCTACTGGCGCACTGACCGAACGGGACCTCACCGGCAATGGTCAGTGGGTTTACGTTGACGGTTTCTGCGGCCTCGCGGGGGCTCCCCAATGACCCGCGACTGAACCCCCACCGACGCCGCCGATGCGGCTTACGACGCCCGCGAGCGTAAGGCTGCTGTCCGCGCGCCATACCCCTTCTGCCGCACCCCCAAGGACTGCGCTGGCAAGGGCTACTGCCCCAAGGAGTTCGCCTGCAATGACTGACGCCCCCGACTTTGCCGTCCTGACCGCCGCCCGCGTGACCGTCCGCACCTTCGCTGACCGCCGGGCCGCTCTGGACTTCGCAGATGCCAACGTCGCGGCCTTTGGAACGCTGACCGTCGTCCGCATCGAGCGGATCGTTCGGACCACCCGGCTTCGGACGGTTCGCTATCAGCCCAAGCCCGATGACCTGGCTATCCCGGCGATGCCCGCTTAGCCCCGACAAATTCAAGGATGAATGAAATGACCGAACTTGCACTGATCTGGGACGGCGACCGCGCCCCGCTGGCGAAGGCTTTAGTGGCCGCGCAACTTTCGACTGAGGCAATCAAGAAAGCCCGCACCAACAACGCATTCGGGGCCAACAAATACGCAGACCTCGCCGCCGTGGTCGAGGCTGTCGTTCCGGCCCTGAACAACGCTGGCGTCAGCGCGCTTCAGTTTCCGTCCTTCGACGGAGCGATGGTCGCCGTTCAGACCACGCTACTGCACGAAAGCGGTTCGTCGGTCACATCAACGCTGCATCTTCGCCCGTCGAAACTGGACCCGCAAGGGGTGGGCTCTGCGATCACGTATGCGCGGCGCTATGCGCTGTTGGCGATGACCGGCGCGGCTCCCGAGGATGACGACGGGAACGCCGCCAGCGGCCCGCGTGAGACCGCGCCACAGCGCGAGCCCGCCAAGCCCGCCACGCCGACCCTGGCAGAACGCGCCAACCGTTTCGAAGCCACCCTCCGCGCCAAGCAAGGCGATGCAGATGCCGTGCAGAAGGTCTGGGACTCCGGTTCCGCCCTTTGCGCCGATCTGGACGACAAGGCGCCTGAACGCCTCGCCGAGCTGGAAACCCTGCTGAAGATGCTCCTCGCCACGCCTGAACAGATGGCCGCCGAATGAGTGCGCCGACTTACAGCCTTGAGCGCGCCACAGCCGCCGCTAAGTCCCTCGCCGATGCCATGCGGACGGATGATGACGACCTGATCGCCGACATGATCGAAGGCGAGACGGACGCAATGGAGGGGGTGTCGCGTGTCCTGCGCTGGATCAGCGAGCGCAACGCATACATCGCCGCCCTCAAGACGGTAGAGGCTGACATGGCCGAGCGCCGCAAGCGGTTTGAGGAGGGTGTCGATACCGCCCGCGCCGCACTGGCGACGTTTATGGACACCGTAGGGCTTTCCAAGATCGAGCGCCCGGAGGCGACGATCAGCCTTCGCCCGGCGAGCCCTTCTGTTGCCTATGCCGCCGACTTCGACCCCGAACGGCTCCCCGAGGAATTGCGCCGCTGGAAGTGCGAGGCAGACCGACCCGCCGTGAAAGCCGCCCTTGAGGCTGGCGAGGAGGTCCCCGGCGCCACGCTGAACAATGGCGGGACGGTGTTGACGGTGAGGACCAAGTGAGCCGCCGCGCTTTCATCATCCACAAGTCCAACCGCGCTGCGATCTTGCAAGAGGTCCAGAACGCGCCAGACGGCTACCGCGTTGAGATTGCCGAGCGGCTCCGCACGGATTCTCAAAACCGCGCCCAATGGCCCCTCTTGTCAAAGCTCGCGTCCGGCCTGACGTGGCACGGCCTGACGCTATCCGAAGACGACTGGAAAGACCTGCTCACCGCCAGCTTTCGCAAGGAGGCCCGCGTGGTCCCCAACCTTGAAGGCAACGGGTTCGTGGCGCTGGGGATGCGGACCAGCAACATGAGCGTGCCGGAGTTCTCCGATTACCTGGAGTTCATTCACGCCTTCGCCGCCCGTGAAGGCGTGGACCTCTCGCGGGAGGACGCAGCGTGAAGCCGAGACTGTTGGACCTGTTCTGCTGTGCCGGCGGGGCTGGCATGGGCTATGCGCGGGCCGGGTTTGAGGTCACGGGCGTCGATATCGTCCCGCGCCCACGCTACCCGTTCGCGTTCGTTCAGGCCGACGTGATGACGCTTGATCCTGAATGGGTCGCCAGCTTCGACGCCATCCACGCGAGCCCGCCCTGTCAGGCGCACAGCGCCATGAAGTCCATGCACAACGCGAAGGTTCACCCCGATCTGGTCGCGCCGACGCGGGCGCTTCTCAACGCCAGCGGCAGGCCATGGATCATGGAGAACGTCCCCGGCGCTCCGATGCAAAACCCGGTCATGCTCTGCGGAACGATGTTTGGGCTTGGCGCGGAAGATGCCGAGTTGCGCCGCCACCGCCTGTTTGAAATGAGCCACCCGCCGACGCTAACCCCGCAATGCGAACACCGCCGGCCGCGCGTCATCGGCGTTTACGGAGGCCACGGCAGGGACCGGAGGCGGACCCATAACACGCAGGATTTTAGCACGGCGGCCCGTGCGGAGGCGATGGGTATTGACTGGATGACGGGCGCCGAACTCTCGCAGGCCATTCCCCCGGCCTACACCGAATGGCTAGGCCGCCATCTCATCGCGCACCTTGAGTTGGAGGACGCAGCGTGAAGCCCCTCACCGCCGCCAGCTACCGGTTCGCAGCCGGGGCTCATCGTCACGCTGCGGAAGTGTTCAGAGCCTCACCATCGCAAGCGCAGAGAGCCTTCGCGCCTGTTCTCGATACCTGGGCCGCCAACGCTGACGCCAGAGCCGACCACGCTGAACGGTTGGCGCAACCTGATCTGTTTGGAGAGAGAGAATGAGCGCGCCCATCAAGATCGCGATCTACACCACGACGGATGACGTCGCCCCGGCTGAACGCTTCGTCGGCTATTTCTACTGGCCGCAGGGCTTAGTCTCAAACGTCGTTTTCCGGGGCGACGATGCCGACGCCTTAAGAGCGAAAATCGCCGAGTTTGCTGAGGCGCAGATGGCGCGAGAAGACAACCTCGCTGCCCAGCGTGCGGAGGCATCTCAGAAGCGCGTTGCCGCCTTGGCCGCTGCACGAGCGAAGAAGTCCGCCGCCGCATGACCCCTCGCCAGACCCTATCCCTAGCAATCTGCATCGCTGCGCTAGGCGGTGCGATCTATCTCGTTATGTGGAGCAAGTGATGACGGAAGAAGCGGCCAAGGCCCCGGCCCAACGACTAGAGCAACTGGTCGGCCTGCGGGTGATGAACTTCGTCCCGCACCTGGACCTCCGGCACCCCATAGACACAGACGCAAACGGCTGCATGTTCGGGCTCGATGGCGTCGTTTACATGGCCTTCGAGGACCCCAGCGACGGATACCGCAGCCATTGCGGCCCGCTGCTGTCCTACATCGGCGAGCCGTATCAGATGGGCGGGAGCCTTTGGCCTGATCACCTCACGCTGAAAGTCCTGTGTTCGATGGAGGGCGACGGCGGGAACATTCTCACCATGCGGGCGGTCGAATCCGGCGCGGTCGTGTTCGAGGTCGGAACCGACAACTCGTATGACTACTACCCCTCGTTCGTCATGCGCTGGACGCCGCCCGCCTAGCCATCCCCACGGGGCGCGAGTTTACGCGCATCGCCGCTCTTCCAGCTACCGATTATCACAAAGGAGCCCAACATGACTGACCTGAACAATCTGGCGGACCTGATCAAGAGCCTTGAGCCGTTTGAAGACAAGCGCGCAGGGAGCCTCCGCGTCGGCGTCGATGAGGTCCGTCAAATCCTCTCCGCTCTCCGTTCAGCAGGGAAGATGCGGGAGGCGCTGGACGCGATACGCCTCCGGTTCGATCCTCCTTACAGCGCCGACATTGCAGCGGAGATGATCCGCATCGCTTCCGCCGCTCTCAAGACGGAGGGGGAGTGATGGGCGGGAACCCGCTGAACGACCTGCGACCCGACCTGCTGGCAAAGCTGGCGAGCATCGCAGTCCACGCCGAGGAATACCTGTCACCGCACGGCCATCCGCTCGACCGGGACGCGCTCGCCAGTCTGTTGGCGGACCCGCAAGTCCGGGCGTGGACTGACGACATGGTGAAGCTCTCGCTCGCCCCGCGCATGAGGAACCCGCGCCAATGACCACCATGACCGAATACCTGGCCGCGCGAGAGCGGGTGGAGGACGCGACGGACTGTTCCGGCGCCGCGCGGGAAGATCACGAGATGGTGGCGGTGTCGGTCGGTGATCTTCTCCGCATCCTCGCCGGGCCTCCGGTAAGCAGGGAGGATGCGAAGTCGGCGCTCCAAGCATCCCGAGGCTGGCCGATTGATCTTCATCCCGGGCCGGCAGCCGACGCCATCGCCGCCCTTTATCGAGGAGAGACGAAGTGACGGGTTCAGATCAACCCCGGCCCGTGTCGGACAAGGCCAACCACGACTGCCTCGCCAAGCGCCGAGCCGGAGAGCCCATGTTCATCCTGCTGGGCCGAGACCCTGACGCCCACAACATTGTTCGGCTTTGGGCCGAACGGCGCTTAGCGGCAGGTGGCGATCCAGAACACTGTGCGCTGGCGATGGATACAGCGCGGGCCATGAAAGCCTACGCCGAGGACCCGGCCAACCGGCCTGCTACTGCCCCCGCAGCGGCGGACTACGCAGACGCCAGCCAAGTCCCCGGGAGCGCGAAAGACCAATGACCAAGGGAGACGCCGTAATGGGTGATCGGGAACTGATTGCAAGCGCGCGAGATTGTGTGGAAAGGCGGTGGGAAGTTTGGGCCGAAACCCTCTCCCTCGCCGACCGTCTCGAAGCCCTCACAACGTCCGATGAAGACGTGCGCGACAACCTGGCCGACGCATGGCCGGAAGACCGTGAGGCTGTTCTAGCAGGCGACCCCGCGTCTTACGTCCTCGCGCTGACCAGAGAGCGGGACGAATGGATACTGGAAGCAGAGCAACTTCGGTCACAGGTCCGGCGTCTCGAAGCCCTGTCTCAACCCTCCCTAGAGGAAGGTTTGGGGGTATCCCGGGACCACGGCCTGACGGTCTGCGCTGCACTGGAGCAGGCGTCTTATCGTCTTGATGCGTTGCGGGCGGAACTATCCAACGCAGAGAGCGACCTGCGATCCGGCGAGCCGCGCGCGTTCTGTCGGGGTCAGCAAGACGGGCTTCTCAAGGCTGCCAATCACCTGCTGGCGACCGTGGACGCCCTGCCCTCCAGTGCAAAACCGACCGCCAGTGACAAATCCCGGGATGCCAAACAGCCTTCTACCCATCAACCCTCCCCCGCCAATCAAGACGCCGACTTGATCGAGGCGCTGCGCGCGGGAGTGATCTGGACAGACCGTGGCCCGAACCGTGGGCCGGACGAGATCGACGAGGAGGCGACCGACCTGCTCATGCGCCGCGCCGGTGATCGCCTAGAGACCCTATCCAGTGCCTCCCCCGCCAATCAAGGTGAGGCGGTGGCTTGGCTTAAGGAGTGGGGCTGGGCCGAAGATGGGCGCAAGTGCCGTCGCGTCGATCTTTACGACTGGACCGAACCGTGGATGGTCGATCTGGATGTGGTCGTCACCCCGCTCTACACCTCCCCCGCCCTCGCAGAGCCTGATGGGTGGGTGATGGTGCCGAGGAAAGCCCTGCCAGCCATGATGGAGCGGGCGGCGTTCAACCTGTGCGCCGAGTATGGCGTCGACTTCGTTAGGCCGCTCGGGAAGTTTGCCGAGGATGCTTACGAGGAACTTGTTGCCGCCGCCTCCGCCCTCCCTCCCCCTCCAGAGGAGACGAAATGACCGACTACACCGACATCATCGCCAGGCTGGAAGCTGCGACGGGGCCGGATGTTGATCTGAACGCGGCCATCTTGCTCGCGCTTGGCTGGACGACCCGTGAGGGTATCGCCTACGACCCGCGCGGCAACCGGGCGCCGACCATCCCCGACCTCGTGGGCTCCCTAGACGCCGCTCTCGCTCTGGTCGGGGAGAAGCTGCCGGGGCGTGAGGCGGAGATTCTGGCGCTGGCGCTCAAGGCCATGCCGGGCACGCTGTTCAAAGACCGCGACTGGAACTTCGTCTCCCGGCTCTGCAAGCAAGTCCTTCTCGCCCTGTTCCGCGCACTCAATCACGAGGAGACGTAGCTGTGAGCAGGGCTGTCCTAACCATCACCTAGACCTCGTTCAACGAGACGGCGGATGGCTTCGGGCTTGCCGGGGGAGTCAGGTTGGCATTCGACCCATGCGTCAATCCTGGCATCGAGCGCGGGCGGAACCCGGACGGTGTAGGCGGTCGAATTAACGACGGGCCGTCCGGGTTTTCTGGCGTTATCAATTGACTTCGACGGCATGGGTTGATAGTGTCAGAAATCGAAGCGAGGAGCAAGCGCAATGGCAAAGCTGCCCGACCTGTTATCCGTCCACGGCGCTCTCTCGACGCTTGTTTATGCGGTGAGCGAGACGCTGAAACCCATGATGGTCGATGTGTCGGCGCGCTGGCGCAACGGAACATATCTGTCCGTTGAAATCGAGTGCCGCGAGCGGAACAAGCAGAAGGTCATCGACCGCCTGTCACATGGCGCGCTGGTCGGCGAATACGACTATCGGTTCAGCCTGTCCTATTTGACGATGCCCGCTGATCCCGACGATTGGGTCACGGTCACGGCTTATCCAGACATGCACCACGACGTCAGGATCAAGAAGGCCAAGGCCGCAGCCTAACCCTCACCACCTACCCGGAGGAAGATAGATGAGCTACGACGTGTCAATTGGCAAAGAGTCGTTCAATTACACGTTCAACGTCGCGCCGCTCTTCTATGACCACATTCCCGCACAGGACAGCCGGGGCGGTCTGCACGAACTGGACGGCAAAACCGGGAAGCAGGCGGCGGCTATTATCGGCGCGGCGTTCGAGCGCATCGACCAGACCCGCCTCAGAGAATACGCCACCGGCGCCAACAGTGACGCGACATTTTGCGCCAAATACGACGCGCCCAACGGCTGGGGCAGCACGGTCGGCGGCCTGATATTCCTCGGCAAGATCATGGCCGCGTGTGCGGAAAATCCGCGCTGCCGCGTTAGCGTTCACGCCTAGCCCCAGACATGCAAAAGCCCCCCGCCAGTTAAGGCGAGGGGCCAAGGTTCCAAACACATCAATTCGGGGCTATCGTGGCGCCCGACTGACACTAGGAGGCGATATGGGCGTTCACGGTCTTCCTCGGCATATCTGCCCCTACTGCCTGAAGCGGTTTGAAACGCGGCAGGGGGTGAAGGCTCACCAAAAGTCTACCCGCCATCGGGTGAGCGATCAACGCGAGGGCGCCGAACAGGAGCGCGCATTGCGTCATCACGACCACGAGCGCCGGGATCAGATCAAGCGCGAGCGGATGGCCGCCGCCAACCCTGTATTGAGGGGCGAATGACCGCCATCGCGTCGGTCACGGCAATGGGCGAAGCGTTCGCCCGCGCCCTCGCCGCCCGAAAGATCGACGTCAAAGAGGTTCCCAAGGCGAGCGACTCCGACGCGCGGGAAATCTTCACGGACGTGCGCTGGGCTGAAACGGACGGGCGCCCCCATTGCATCTACTGCTTTGCCGAGCGGCCTTATGTCGTTTCGTCTCGACCTGGATGGTTCCGGTGTCGGTTCAACAAATGCCACCGGCACTTTTCGCTTACGTCAAAGACGGTCTTCGCCTCGCACAAAATGCCGCTTCAAGGCTGTCTTGTCGCTCTGGGGTCGGTCGTAGATGACGCGGGCCTGCGGGCTGTCCAGTTGGCGGAGGCGACGGGGACGACTTATCGCGCCGCGTGGGTTTTAGGGAAGAAGCTGGGCCTCTACACCCGCGAGGAACGCCCGCGTGGCGAAGTCCTAAGTTATCCCTATCGCGCCACGCCGCTCAATGGCGACGACTACAACCTGCTTATGGAGATCAACGCAGCGGTTTCCCGTGGCTTCCCGCCCGAGATGCGCGAGGACGTTTGCCAAGAGGCCGCGCTTGCTATCCTCTGCGGAGACTTCGCCAAAACGGACGTGGCGGGGGCCGTCAGGGCCGCCAAGGCGAAATACAACCGGATGTTCCGAGGCAAGTTTGGGGACTACTCGCTGGACGCGCCGCTATCGGACGGCAGCAACACGACCTTCCTCGATATGATCGACTCCGAACGCGAGCATTGGTAATATTTGTCACCGGATTTGATGATGAACCTCATCCAACTAAAAACCGCCCCCGAAGGCTACCCGGTGCAGCCGATCAGCGCGGCCTTCACCTCGTTCTTGTAGGCTTCGCGCTGCTCCCTTCCGATGAGGAGGAGCCTAACCTTTTCGAATATTCCCGGCGCAGCATCGAGCGCGGCCTTTGAATCCGAATAGGCGGGCTCTTCGGGAATGGTGACGGCGCAACGAACGGCGATTGGAACTTCCACAATCTTGGTCACGATGCGCAGCTCTGGGTCGGTCGTGGCGCACCCGGCGAGGATGAG